GTGTACGATTTGCCAAGAAAAATCCGTTTTTTTGAACCGGGGGTATCACCAGAGTTCGGGAGTTGTGAATTTCTGATTTTCCGCATAGATTCCCCGTTGGTGTTCCCGTTCGTGGCAGTCGTGACACAGCGGCATGAGCTGAATTTCTCCACGGTAAAAGCGTTTGTATGCGAGTTCGGGAAAGCTTTTCAGCGGCTTGACATGATGAACCATGACGGCTCTTGAATATCTTTTCGCCTGCTTACAGCGGTAACATTCGCCGTGATATTCCCTGATTACAGCCTTTGAAAGCCTGCGCCAAGCTCTTGAATTGTAGAACTTGTCAACATTGTTTTCCCTGACAAGCTGTCTGATTTGTTCCGCATTGTAAATCATATAAAAAAATAAAGACAGGAGTTTTTACCTGTCTTTATTATATCACGCTCTTTCAAAAAAATATATAGATTTTTATAGATAACTTTTCTTATTTCAGTCGTTTTCTACAATGATTATATCTTCAATCTTACAGTTCAATCTTTTTGAAATCATGTAGACCATGTTTAAACTCGGAACGATTTTATTTCCGTTCACGTACTGATTTGTAAAAATGGTACTTGTTTTAAGATTACATTCACGGCAGAGCTGAGAAATACTTTTAATGCCTGCTCCCCTCATGCGCTTTTCGATTTCGGGCATATTGAGATAGTATTTCAACTGTCGTCACCTCTTGCCATTGTCAGAAGTGCGGCGGTCAGGAATCCGAGGAGATAGCTTGCAACCAGAAACAAAACATTTATCATTTTCCCTGCTCCCTTTCATACAAATATCTTTGGCGGTGTTTCAAAGTTCTGACCGCATTTCCGCCAGAGGTGCAGACAGGTTTCGCACTTATTGACGTATTCGCTTTTCTTCGGGTGATACTGGATAACGGTTTCATCATCATTCCAGAACATTTCCTTAACCTTGCACATTTCCTCCCAAGTGGGAGTTCTCTTTCTCAGGCTGACCGAAACGTGTTCCCAACCGCCGCCGAAACTCCACACAACATTTAGCGGATTTTTCGCACCTGCAAGATATATCTGACCTGCTCCGCCGTCAAAGCCTTTAAACAATACATTTAATCTTTCAAGTTTAAATATTTCTGCCTGTGATTTCATTTATCCTGCTCCCTTCGCAAAGCCTGAAACTGACCGTAGCTTATACCGATTTTCTTACATTCAGAAACGATTTCATTTATCGTCATTTTCTTTTCGGTTGGTTTTTTCGGCTTTTTTCTGACCTTTTCGGGCTTTTTGTTTCTGTCGTAGCGCAGGCGATAGTATTCGCACTCATCGGGAAGTTTTTCCGTCATTTCACTGCAAATCGAAATATTAACGCATGATGCACATTTCATTTTTCATTCTCCTTTAAGCAGTTCGGGATTGTCGTATACGTTACTGATAACTTCTATTTTGGAATGCTCACAGCCTAAAAAAACTGTAACCCTACCATTCAAATATTTGACGCTCCAACACGAGTATGCTTCATTCCATATTATTACAGCAGTTGATTCTACTTCTCCAGAAATTTCATATTTTTGTATATGTCGGACAATATCTCCCTCGAAAATTTTCTTTCCGTTTTTATCACAAAGCCCTGTGAACTGTCCAATTGTTTCATAGTCTACCTGAATACCACTTACACCATCGGTGTTTCTCATTTCGGCAGGAAATTTAAACCTTTCATTATAATGCCTTTCCAGTAGCCCGTACACCCAATCGCCATTTTTGTATTTTGTTCTGTATTCTCCACCTTTGTGACGGTTAATCGCTTTTCCCCTGAATAAAATATCACGCATTTCCGTTCTCCTTTTCTTTGAGTTTCCTGTTTTCGTTTTCCAGTTTCTCCGAACGCTCTTTATAGAAATTATGCCAATAGACTTCATTTGCCATAACTTCGTCCTGCATTAACTGACACAGATTATCATAATCAAAAGCCTCACGAAAAAGTATTCCTCTGAGCTTTTCCATTCTGTACGCAAGCTCCTCGAAATAATCATCATCAAATCCGTTCTTTTCAAGTTCTTCGTCTATTACTGTACTGTTATTGAAGATATAACTGCGGTAATAATCGTCAGACAGTTTCCAGAGCGTGCTAATCATCTGATTAAGCCTTTTCAGCAAAACAACACATTCAGCAGGCTCATTCACTTCTCCGAGAAGTGGTATTTGTTTGTAATTGTCTTTTTTTCTTTCGCAGTTGCCGTCCCAGCTCGCCTTTTCCATTTTTTCAATATCCATTTTCATTCTCCTTTCAGGCAGCCGAAATATTTTTTACCGAAAAAATTTTTGTTGGTGTTGTGCCAACTGTTGTTATTTGCTGAGTCTCTGTTTGTCTCGTTTGCCTTTTCAAGATTTTTCAGCAGGCTTTTTTTACACGATTCACAGACTTTTGTCTTGTAAACTTCACCGCCGCAACAAACGCAATGATAGCCGTCACCCATTAAATCTTTCGGCAATGCTCCTCTTTTTCGCCTTAATTTTTCAGCTTGTTTGGTTACCTTGAAACGGCAATATTTACATTGTACATATCCGCTTTCAGGCTTGCGTTTTCCGCACCTCGGACACAGCCCTGATTCTTTGCGTTCCTGCCATTGTTTCTTTGAACGCACTGAGCGAGAACGATTTACAGTTTCCCTTTTTTCAGGTGTCCACTTACTTCTTTCAAGCATTTTTCTTACGCTGTCATCATCAAGGCAATTCAGGCATTTTGCTCTGCCTTTTGCGGCTTTCTCGGAACAGCAATTAACGCATATTCCTTTTGATTTGTAAAACCAATAACTTTTGGTTGATTCAGTCATTTCAGCACCTCTTTCAGCTTTTCAAAACCACCGTGAAGATAAATATGCATTGTTTCAATCACAATGCAATTGACAATCGTGCCGACATCTTCAATGTTTATATCTCCTTTGCTTTTTTCAGCATATTTTTCCTGACCGCCTGTTTTCTGCAACATAGCCGTTCTCAAATCGTCAAGCAAGCTTTCAAGATTTTGAATATCTTTCAAGTTTACGCCGTCTTTCTTGAATTTCAGGAAATTCCACATCAATTCAAGCTGACCGTTATCGACTTTTTCAGTCCATTTTGACATTTTTACTCTCCTTTCAAAGCTCCGCAATAGTAACGGTTACCTTCGGATTTTCGCTGTAACTCTTGCATACATAAAGTTCAACAATCTGTGAATCGTCATGGTATGCAAGCCCGTTCAGCGAATCGCAGATTATTTTCGCTATGTTGTCGCTGTCGGGCTTTTTTGTTGGAATCATATACATTCTTTTGGTTTTCCCCGCATTTTTCGGATATGGGAAATGTGCATAAATGATAACTGAAAGCGGAATATCTTTCTCAAACGGCTTGAAATCGGGATATTTTTTTCTGAAAGATAATTTTACAAGGTTTTCATAATCCGCAGTTTTTTCGGGAGTGTAAGCGTGACCGCTACGGGTGAACCGTGGACGACCTTTTCCGACAGGTTCACCGTCAACCGTAAATTCCAAATAACTCATTTTGCTACCTCCATTTTGTCTTTAAGCAGTTCACGAAAATAATCCGTCTGCAACTTATGACAATCTTTGCAAAGAATCATCATATTCCTTTTATCATTTGTGCCACCAAGCGAGACAGGAAATATATGATGAATTTCAAGGTTGTTGGTTGCACCACATCTCCAACACTTTGAATTGTCAATTATTTCTGTTCTAAGCCTTAACTGTTCTGTCCTTGTCTTTTTGTATTCGATAGTTTTTGTTGTAGCGTGTGTTGTTTGAATATGGAACTCAGGGAAATATTCACAAAGTATTTGTTGTATTCTTCTTACGCTCATAGGTTTATTGCGATTTGATTTCAGCCACGAATATTTTTCATCATGCCTTGCCAGATATGCCAAATGAGCTGTTGATTTCATATTCAGGATAATTTCTTTCAAAATTTTTTTATCCCTTTGGATTACATCTGTTCTGCATTCAATTTCTTCCAATCTTTTTCTGAAACTTATCCATTCATCAACTGAAAATTTTGCTATGTGTTGCCTTGTTTCAGCTTTATCATCACGATATGCCATTTTTACCACCTCATAAATTGCTTTTAAATGCCCCTGTAAGCCCCTGAAAGTTTCGGAGTATAATTTCACCTGAATTTCTTTTCAAGGGCATACAGAGCGATTTCAGCGTTATTTTTAATATTCGTCAAGCATTGAAATATTATCGTTGAGAATGTCGGAGAGGTCATAAAGTCTGCCGTTGTATGATTTGAGATTTTTATTTCTCAGAAATGCGAAAAGCTTGTCAATGCTGTCAAGGCAGTTCTGATAATAAACTTCAAAAATTTCCGAATTATCGGGAATTTTTGATTTAAAAGAATTTCTGTCTTTTTCAAGTTCGGCTTCTATTCTTTTCTTTTTTTCTTCAAATTCCGCTGATTTCTGTTTTTCCTGCTCCAACTGTTTTTTAAGTCTTTCGACTTCCTCGGAATCGTCCCTGACAGCGACTTCAACGGGACGGTTTTCGAGTTCCTGAATCTGCTTTTCAAGGCTTTGAATTTTTTCGTAAGCCTCGTCACGTTCTGTCTCAGCATCATAAAGTTGTCCCGTAAGTGCTGCGTTCTCTTTGCAGGATTCAAGCCATTCATTGTGTTTGCTTGCAAATTCTTTCTGCTTGTTTTCGAGCTTTTTGTTGAGTTCGTTTTTCTCCCTCATAAAGTCGGCTTTTTCCTGATTGTGCCTTGTTTTCATGCTGTCGATTTCGCTTGCACTGTCGGCTTTAAGCTTTTTGATTTCTTCTTTGAGTTCATTAATTTTTGTGGTATCCTCAACAGCGACCTGTTTTGGATTTTTTTCAAGTTCCTGAATCTGTTTTTCAAGCTGACTGATTTTCTTTATCTGCATTTCCGAATCAGTTTTCAGAACGCTGATTTTTCCCCATGCTTCGGATTCTTTTTTTCTTGAATCTTCGGCATTTTTCTCCGCCTGACTTGCTTTTTCGAGAAGTCTGTCATTAGCCTTTTTCAAATCGGAAATTTTATTTTTGAGTTCCTTGACGGAAGTGCTTTCAAGGTCATTATTCTGAATAATTTCCTGTCTTTCGGGTTCGTCAAGCTTTGCAAGGAGTGATAACTTTGTCGTTCCGATTTGTAACATTGATGTTACAAAATCTTTCGGAAGATTATCAGCTATGCTTATCATTCTGTGAGCCTGCATACGGCTGAATCCAATTTCATTTTCGCAATAGTCCTCAAAATTCTGATAGCCGAGTTCCTTGTAAAGCTTGCCGTCACGCATTTCTTTCAGACCTTTGCATACCTCGAAAAGCGATTCCTGCGCTGCCTGAGCATTGGCGCAGATTCTGCGGTGAAGTGATACCGCCCTGCTGTAATTTTCTGTGATGATAATTTCCTGATTCTGTGTGATGACCTGATTTTTCATGATATTTTCCTCCTTATTTGAAATCGTCAAATTTTCCTCGTTAAGCCATTGGCATATGTATTTTGCCGCCTTGTTCCAAGTCATGTAATACTCGGTTTTTCCGACACTGACGGTCAACTTGTCAAAGAATCCGCTTGTTATGTAACCACCGTTATTTGTGGCTGAATTACGGTGATTTTTGCGGATAATGTCCGTGAAGTACCCATAAGCCATTTTCTTAGCCTGCTGCTTTTCGGTATCGGTGATGAATCCCAGAAGTGCAGGCTTTATCTTTCCGATTTCGGTGATACCGTCCCATTTGATTTTTTCCATTTTTCAAGCTCCTTATTTGCTCCTGAAATTAAAGACCGAGAATTTCCTTGTATTTCGCAAGACTTTCCCGCATTTTTCCGATTCTCCTGTCGTCACCGACATACTTGACGGGTATGCACATTTCGGCGATACGGCTGTAAACTCTGTGTTTCCGGAGTTCGGGAGAATTTCCGAAAAGCTCGCTGTCACTGAGATTTGTCGTGATTATCAAAGGCTTTCCGCTGATGTCACGTGCGTCAATCGTGCTTGTGATAATTTCGTTTGCGTAAGGCGTGTCACGCTCCGCAGACAGGTCATCAATTATCAGCAAATCGTACGAAACAAGGCGGTCAATGTACTCTTGCCTGCTCCCGTTGTAGCCCCAGAGCGTGTTGATAATCCTTGAAAAACTCGTCATATGCGCCGTGTAACCCATGTCAAGAACGGCATTTGCGACACAGGCGGCAGCGAATGATTTTCCCGAACCGACATTTCCGTAAAGCAGGATTCCACGATTTTCAGACAGCATTTTCGGGAAATTTTCCGCATATTTTTTCAGGATATTTTTTATCCTGCATGAGAAATCCTGATTTTCGCCGTTGTCGTTTTCAAACCGCCAGTCAAGGCATTTTTTCTCATGAAAACACAGGCTTTTGTTCTTTTCGATTTCGATTCTTTTTTCAGCCAGTTTCACGGCTTCACGCTCCGCATTGTATTTTTCAAGTTCGCACTTGCAGAGGCATGAATTTACAAATTCCTTGTCAAGAATCTTTATGCGGACCTGCTTTGGAGTACGGCATTTTCCGCAGTATCTCAGCCCGTCAGAACCGATAAAATCGCTTTTGGTTTCGTTTTCAGGCTTTGGAATAACGTCAAAAAAATTCATAAAATCAGCCCTCCAACATTCTCATGATATCGCTTATATCGCCGTATTCTTCGGGGTTTCCGCTCTGAAAGCCGTTCTGTGAAACGCATGAATTTTTCAGCGAATAATCGTCAAGCCAGCACTCCTGAGCAAACCATGAAGAACCATGTTTTATATACTGCAAATCGGTCTTTTCAGCCTTTATTTTGCCGATATACGCATTAAGCCCATTGAGGATAGTTTCCTTGGAAGTGCCGTTTTTTCTTGCCTTTATATAGGCTTTCAAGGCATTTTTTCTGCCTTCTTTCCTCGGATAGATAGTCCAGATTTCCTGAAATTCATCTTCGAGAACTCTCTCACTCAGCTTTGCTGAGGAAGAATTATTTGTATTTGTTTTTGTATTTGTATTTGTTATTGTTTTTGCTTCATTTGCTTGATTTTGCTTGTCGTTGCTTTCGTTTGCTTGATTTTGCTTGTCTTTGCTTTCACTTGCTTGATTTTGCTTTTGCTGACTTATTATACCGCCTTTTCTTCCTGCTTCACGCCTTTTATTGCTGATTTCTTCGTATTTCTCAAAGTTCTGGTCAATACCTTTTTTCAGAATCCTGTACATCAGCTTAATCGGGAAACTGTTTGAATCGCTGTCAGTTCCGTATGCTGAATAGTGGAGCAATGCACGGAACAACTCACCAAGCTGTTCATTCGTGAAAAGGTCAAGTTCTTCCGCATATTCAATCGGAACAATGAAATATTTTCTGTTGTTTTCCATAGTGTACTTCCTTTCAGAATTATCTGCCCTGTGCAGATAACTAAAATTTTACCTTAAAACTATTTGTACCTAAAAAACCTGCGGGATAAAATCCCTTTCTATAAGTGGTTCAAAACGAGTATTTTTTCAATGCAAAACCATTGATTATTGAAAAATTTTTGGTTGACATAATCTATATTATGTCAATTCGTCAATTCTTTTACCAGTTTACCGTGCTGTCAATAATGCGTTTCTGCTGCTCCTGAGACATTCGCAAATAAATCATTGTAACGGTCGTGTTGGAGTGACCGAGAATGTCCGCAAGGAGTGATATATTACTGTTGCGCCTGCAAAATTCGACTGCGAAAAAATGCCTGAAAGAGTGAGGGTGCAGGACTTCTTCGGGAATATCATATTTTGAAAATGATTTCAGTGTTTTGCTGAAATTCTGCCTTGACATCTGAATGATAACATCATTATTTTTCATCGGTTTTATGTAATCCGAAATCTGCTCCTGCAAGCTTTTTGGTATCTGAACCGTGCGGATTTTACCTTTCGTGAACATAGTCGCATACCCTTTCAGAACGTCCGCCTTTGTGATTTTCAGAGCCTCGGAAATTCTCGCACCCGTCATGGAAATCATCTTGATATTGAAAATCCAGCGGACTTGTCCGTCCTGTTCCAGACTTTCAATCAGGTGATTATACTGTTCCTCCGTGATGACGTTTTCGATATGCGAGGGCTTATGTATTCTGATTTGCCGAACCGTAAACGGCAAGCCTGCAAAAGCGCAGTACATTCGCAGTGCTGACAGTCTCACATTGACCGTGGAAGGCGAATATTTTTCAGTCAGCTTACTCTTGAAATCAAGCAGGTTTGCCTTTGTGACCTCATCATAAAAATTCTGAAAATTGCCGAGAGTACCCATGTAAAGACTGACAGTTGACTGCGAAAGTTCACGCTCATGCAGGAAATTTCTGTATCCTTTCAAATCAATCATTATTTTCCCCTTGACAATTCTGAAAATATGTACTATAATAGAATTGCACAGGGTTGATAATTATTATTGATTATCGCTTGAACAATCCGCCGTTGAGTATGCTTGGTCGCTTTTCAACGGTGGTCTTTTTCTTTGCAAGAGCGTTAATCATGCGTTTTAATTCCTGAATTTCCTGCTCCTGAGATTTGATTTTATCCGTGAGAGTTTCGCCGTCAAGAGCATTGACCTGACCGTCAAGCCTTGCGTTTATTTCACGGAGTTTTTTATTTTCCTGAATCAGCAAATCGTTTTTCTGATTCAGGGCTTTTTTATTTCTTCTTGCACGTTTTTTATTTTCGGCAGAAAGTTTTCTGTCACGTTCTTTTTTGCAATCACTGCAATATTTTTTCCTTATCATTGAATAAAAGTCCATATCGTTTTCACTTCCGAGATAAGCACCGCAGTCAACGCAGTAAAGATATTTTATGCCGTTTTCGTCAACCCATATCGCAGGATTTTTGAACCCTGTTTCAAGATAGCTGTGCAATTTCTTATCCATAAAATTCACTTCCTTTCAACGTTTACTCACCGTTTAATGGACTACGTAAAACGTTATTTTATTCCGAAAAGTCTTTTCGTTGCCTCGAAAGAATAGACCTTTACAGTGTCGCCCTTTGGAACGAACTCATTGAACAGACCTGCGTCATAGAATCCGTCAGGGGCTTCGGTATCAATCATCATGAAGTATCTGTTCTCGCCCCAGTATTCATTTACAGCGGCGGCGATTTCCTCAATGTTGAGAGAACCTTTTGCCTTGTGAATCCATAAGCCGTCATCTGAGTAATCGAACTCAACCGATATACCTCTTTTCATTTTTCGTCACTTCCTTTCAACGTTTGCTCACCGTTTAATGGACTACGTAAAACGTCTATTTCGTTTATGCAATCCAGAAGGTGAGAGCGTAATCTTTTTTGTTCATTCTTCATTTCCTTAATCAGAAAATTGTCACTGTTCTTAACTTCAACAGAATAATGGTTATCTTCTTTTGACATATCCTGCCATTGTAAGTTGATTGTCTGAGTGTTGTTTTCGTCTGCCAGTTCCAAATCAAGAATAAGTCTGTCAATCTGTTTAAGTTTGTTTTTGGTGCTGTTCATATCCTCGATTATCTCGCAAAGTTTGAAGAAGTCGATATTAATATCCTCGTCATTGTCGTCCGTGTCAGACCTTGCACCATGACCGTAGAAGAATCCAAGTGCAAAGACGACAACTAAGAACATCACATACCACAGCATTGCACATCATTCGCTTTCAATAAACGCCTGACAGTCCCAATTATCCAGCGTAACATACTTGTAGCCGAACATTGAGAGGACTGTTTCAAGCCGTTCCGCTTCTTCTTTTGACTGACAGTAAAATGTGTGCGTTCTGTTATCATCGCCGAGATAATTGACCCTGTACAGAACACACTTATCATAACTGTCCGCCCTGAAATCACTGGGTTCAAGACCTGTCGCCTCATAGTCACGGAGCTTGCAAAGTGCGCCGTACATATCAGAAGTACAGTCCTTGAAATCAACGCCCTTTACATACCATTCGCCATTCGGCTTTTTAACTGTAAACATAGAATTTCTCCTTTCAATTATATTCAGCCCATGTTCGGGCATGGCAGCGGTACTTTTTTATAGCGAACCGCCGAATCGCTGTTATTTTAGCCTTTGTTTTTCTCAAACCAGCAGTCAACCAGAATTTCAAATTCCTGCCTTTGCCTGTCCGACAACGGACACCATAGCGGTATTTCCTTTTTGTTTTTGTATTTTTCATACAGTTCTCTTATCAGTGGGTGATTTACATTGTACCTGTAACCATGCTTGTCACCAAAAATATGTATTGACTGATTATGATGCAATTGGCAATACTGCTCAACATACTCAAAAGATAATTTTTTTCCCATACTTATTACCATTTACAGCAAAGATGATAATACCAGAAGTCAAGCTCCTGTTCATTTTCGCACTTCTCAATAATATCCGTTGCCGAAATATAAATCCCTGCAATGTCATACAGCTTATCAACTATGTACATAGCTTTCAGCAGGTCGGAATTTGTATACGCTTTCATGGCAAAACTCCGTATTATCGCACTAAAACACGGTAAATATCGTGAAGAACCGCCGCACAGCTATCTCCTGTGATATTAACCTGTTTCCTGTAACCGTTCATGTAGACAATCTGAGCATACTCCTGACCGTTTACTGTTGCATAGCTGATATAATTCACGTTTTCACGGGAATATTCACGCAGAATATCTCCCAGAGCCTCAATAAATTCACGTTTCTTTTCCATTTAATCATCTCCTTGCTTCCTCAGTCATTGGTTGCAGACTGACAGAGGGCGGCAAAATCGTTTTTGATAATCGTATTCTTGTAAAGACTGACATTATGGCGAGTTCACGTTTTGTCATGGCTGTTTCTCCTTTGCTTTCTCTTTTCAAGCCATTCCTGATACTTTTTTTCAGCATCAGGCTGAGAAAAGACATATTCCACAATATCGGCGAAAGATTTAGCCTTTAACGGACTGATTTCGCCCTGATTTTCAGCGACTATAACTTTCATATTTTCAATCTTCATTTCTGTTCCTCCTGCTCCACAAGCTTTTCAACGGTTGTTCCGAGAATCTTTGCAAGCTGTACGCTCGTAATGATGTTCGGGAGTTTCATGCCTCTCTCATACTGTGCAATCATTGTCTGCGACACACCGACATCAACAGCGAGGTCATTCTGTGTCATACCCGTCTTTTCACGCAGTCTTTTCAAGTTTTCAGCAAATGCCATTCTATCACTCCTTTTAAATTTTTTTGTCGAATTATAACCGAGCTATTGACAATTTAAACAAAAAGTGCTATACTTAAAATGCGAATATAAGTGAATAGCACATTCTGTTTTTACTATTGGTCATTCAATAGCTTAGTTATATTATATCAACGTATTTATTGAAAGTCAAGATAAATTCAACTAAAATATTGAAAATTGTGCTATCATACAATTTTAAGGTGGTGTTTTTATGTACATTTCACAAAATATTGCTGATAGAATAAAACGCTTAATGAAAGTCCAGAAAATTTCAAATTCTCAGCTTGCCGATGATATTGACAATATAAACGTAAATACCATATCTCAATTATCAAAAGGCAGGGAAATATCATATGTTTCTTTTGCCAAAATAGCTGATTATTTGCACTGTTCCGTTGACTATCTCCTTGGTCGTACAGATAATCCGGATATAAATACAAATGTAAGAACTGGTGACGTTACAGGTGTAAACATTAACGGCAACACAAATACAAGCGTCAATATAGGTTCTTCAAAAGAACAGGACATAACGGAACTTGTCGAAATGGTACAGGATTTACCGCTTGTCAAGCGTGCAAAGGTCATAACATATATTGATGAGATTAAAAAGGAGGATTAACTATGAATAAATTAAAAAGAGTTATATCTTCAATACTTCTTGCTATTTCAATAATGATTGGAATATTTGCCTTAATCGGAATAGCAACGGGTAATGTATTTCTGGGTGTATTTTTCCTGATTTTCGCTGTTCCTCTGTCACTTCCTTTCGTTATTTTTGAATTAAAAAAATCCAAAGAAAACGAAATTAAAGCTGTTCCGCAGGAAAGTGTACAGAATCAGACAGAAGTTCCGAAACAAGAGAAAGAAATTGAAACCGTTCCGCAGGAAGTTATACAAAGTCAGACGATAAGTTCAATGCTAAATAACAATGAAAAGTCAGAAAAAATTAAAATGATAAGACAGAATCTTAACGGACAGCCGGAAACACAAAAAGTTACAGCAACACCGTCCGCAAGTATTCCGCAAGAAGAACCCAAAAAAATTGAAATTCGTAAGCCTGATTATATTTTCGATTGTCAGAAACTTAAATATTTTTATGATGATGTAAAAATATTTGCCGAAAAAAATCTTACTGTTGAATGTAAAATAAATGAAAGTCTTATTTTATCGCATGAAAAAGATAACGAATATGATGAAAATGCCGTAGCCGTCCTGAATGGTGACAGAGTAAAACTCGGATATTTATACAAAGGAAAACTTCAACAAATGGTTTTGGACTTTATGGAAAGAGAAGATGATATTATAGCAAGAATAGCGTCTTATAAACCGCAGGAAAACGAAATTATTATTGCCCTTGCTTTTTACAGACCGATACCAAAAGAGGAAATAGTCGAGAAATTCAGAGTTTCAGTATCGGAAAAGAAATATGATGAGAGTTACTTTTCAATGGAAGGCTCTGAGGTAGATGTATCGTATGATGCCGACAAAGAAAAGTATATGATTGAAGAATTTGCGAAACTTCCCGAACGCTTTGAGCATTATGCAGATAATCATGATTATATATTTGTTATTCTTGATGATAAAGAAAATGACAGCGGAAGTCATTCAATACAAATAGGGATAATAGAAAGATAAAAAAGCCCGTCCCGCATATCACGGAACGGACAATTCAGAAGGTTTATTCACTTGGACTATCATATTATATCACAGTCTGAGGATAAAGTCAAGGAAAAATCCGCCCGACAAAGCAAAAATCAGGCGGATTTCTTGAAAGGAAGTACATATTATGCTCGTTTACTCTCTCTTAGCTCCATTATTATTATATCACAAATTCGGGCAAAAGTCAAGAAAAAACCGCACGTAAGTCAAGGGGAAAGAACGTGCGGTTTAAAAGGAATGTTCACTCATCATCAGTCAAGCACAGTTGTTGAATAAAGCTTTAAAAATTGATGATGAATATATTTTCATTGTAGCATATCATTTTAAGAAAGTCAAGGAAAATCCGCCAAAAGAGCGGATTTTTTTATTGACAAAAACATTTTTATGTATTATAGTAAATATAGGAAACCGCCCTGTAATCAGGTCACAGGACGGAATAAGCGGGGGAATGTGTTATATTCAACAATAATATTATAGCAGATTTCTCCCACAATGTCAAGGAGGAAACACAAATGAAAAAATGTGCGTTTTACGGAAGATACAGTTCCGTAATGCAGAATGAGCAGAGCATTGAAGGTCAGCTTCATGTTTGCAGGCAGTACGCAGAGCAGAACGGTTTTGAAATTGTCGGGGAGTATATCGACAGGGCATACAGCGGAACGACTGACAAACGCCCGGAATTTCAGCGCATGATTAACGACAGCGAAAAGGGCGGGTTTGAGGCTGTGCTTGTCTACAAGCTTGACAGATTCGCAAGAAACCGCTATTATTCCACGCTTTACAAGAAAAAGCTGAGAGACAACGGCGTGCAGGTCGTTTCAGCAACAGAACAGTTCACAGATACACCAGAAGGAATTTTAATGGAATCAATCATTGAAGGCTTTGATGAGTTCTACTCTGCGGAGCTGGGCAGGAAGTTACAGCGAGGACGGGAAATGTCATTCCGAAAGGGAAAATTTGTCGGTAAAATGCCGCCTTACGGTTACAAGCTGATTGATGACAGACTTGCCGTTGACGAGCTGACTGCACCGATAGTCCGTGAAATTTTTGAGCGTTACGCAAACGGTGAAAAGCAGGCTCAGATAATTACTGATTTGAATAACAGAAAAATACCTAACAGTACAGGCAACAAATGGATAAAAGGAAATCTGTCATATATGTTCAAAAATAAAATATACATCGGCAAATACACGCACGGAAAAATACCGCTTGAAATGCCTTGTCCTGCGATTATTTCCGAAGAACTTTTTGAAAAGGTCCAGAAAGCAAAGTCTGAATCGCTTCACCGTGCAAGAGAATCCAAAACAAGATTTGACTATATTCTCACGGGACATATGACCTGTGCAAAATGTGGGGCTGCTGTCTGCGGAGTGAGTATGGGGCATGGAAAATATCATTATTATCATTGCCATAAGCACTGCGGACACCGACTGCCTGCCGACAAACTTCATGAGCGTGTACTTTCCGCAATCGGCGAATATCTGACGGACGACAAGCTTGAACAGCTCGCAGCAGCAGCTTATGCAGAATACTCAAAAAACGACTGGAATACCGAACGTGAACTTCTTGAAAGAGAGTATGAAGAAACCGATAAAAAGCTTAAAAATGCGATAAATGCAATTCTTAATGGTGTTGACAGTCAGATGTTGAAAGGTACTGTTGAACAGCTTGAAACCCGAAAAAACGAGCTTTTTCTACAAATGAATGAAGTATCTGCACCTGCTCCGAAATTCAGCGCAGAACAGTTCAGATTTTCGCTTGAATACATAATTGAAACTGCTCACAGCAAAAGCCTGAAAAAAATAATAGATACCTTTGTAAACCGTATTATCATTGACGATGACAGGGTTATAATCTGCATAAATCTTACTGATAAAGACTGCCTGCCTCCACTTGAACAGATTATGTTTAGTGTTAAAGAATATTCATGTAGTTTAACTCAAAACATAATTTTCAAAGACAGTTGGCTGTTAATAGTAGCATAATAGAGAGAAAAAATCCCCTGCCAAGCGGTTTGGCAAGGGATTTTGTTTAATCAGTTATATTTCTTCAAGAGTTATTTTATACTTTTTGCCATTCAGTGTGAGTTCGCCAGTCTTAGGAGCAGGCTTCTCCTGAATGGGAGCAGGAGCAGGATTTTCAGGCTTTTTAAAGCCGTTAAGTCCTGAGTTTTTTATTATAGTCGTATAATCCATGTAAGCTTCATCGAGGTCAACATTTCCGTTTATGCCTGAAATTCTGCCCGAATCCGACTTCTGCCATATGCCGTAAGATTTGACAACAACGGGCTTACTGCCGTAACGGGCGACCCATTTATCAAATTTTGAAAGTCTGGATAAATCAAGTCTGTCGTTGAATCCTGAAACATCAGATGCATAGATACCGCAGTAATATCCTGCGTTTTCCATAGTCTCACAGAATCCGATACAAGCCTCTGTTGCGCCTGATTTTGCGGAAGGGCTTGTTGCTTCGAGGTCTATGTATACAGGATATTCAAAAGTTTTTCCCTTGATGATTTCAAGAAATCGTTTTGCATCTGCGATACCGTCAGCCTTTGAAGTACAGCCCGAACCGACAAAATAATACGCACCAACGGGCATACCGACAGTTTTTGCGTTTCTGTAATTCTGCTCAAATTTTGAATCCGTGTAAAATCCCGAATCCGAACCGCCCGCCTTGATTATTGCAAATTCGATTCCCGAATTTTTGACATTTTTCCAGTCAATATCGCCCTGATAGACTGAAACATCAATTCCGTTCTTCATTTAAATTCTCCTTTCACATCAATTGTATAAATTCTGATAAATCAAATCCAGTTCTTCATCTGTGAGTTTCGGATAGCTCTCCGCAACCTGTTCAAATGTTTCGCCTGCGGCTGTTCTTCGGCGGAAAACATTAACCATAACTTTAAGTGCTGCACCGCTCATTATTCATCACCTCCGAAAAGAAGTTCTGCAAGGGCATTTTCAAGCTCCTCCGTTTGATTCCTGAGAATGTCCATATATTCATCTTTTGTAATAATTGCCTCGTCATACTGATATTCCGTCTTTGTCTCTCCTGTCATATCATCTGTAAATTCAACAGCCCTGATATTTTTTCTGAGATAAACAGTTGTCGGAGATGAAGTAATATCGACAAGTTTCGGGGATTCATCGCCTGATGATTTATGATAATTCATTTATTTTCCTCCTTTCAGGACGCACAGTAACACGGTGATGCACCGACATTCCAAACATTTCCTGTACTTAATGTGTTCAAGGCAATCCAGCGATAACCGCACCATGCGTTAGTGCTACAATGACAGTGACCGCCGAAAATAGTGAGTTTTTCACCGCTTGATGTTGATTTGTAAAATTTATCGCAGTATCCGGTAGTTGCAGAACCTCCGCCCTCAGTCGGAATACAGCCAAATTCTCCCGAATTTGTATTTTTTAACCATGTGTCGCTGTCAGCAGGCGGAGAAAGTGACAGCGTTGTATAAGTGCTGTCCGAACTGTTGGAATAAGGCGGTGTCATTTTTACTTTGTATACATTGCTTGCAAGGTGTAATCCGTGACAGCGTTCCCAGCGGTTGCCCCAGAAATCTTCAATATAAAATACGGTTACATGGGAAACATAGTCGCTTTTGCCGTAAAACTGACCGTTTGAAGCTGCCGAATATGTAGATATATCGCCGACTGTGGAATTATAGCCTCCTGTCGGCAGCATACCGTATTTTTTTGTGGAATCACTGACATAAGAATTTGTGTTGCCGTTGCCGAAAGCTGTCTGACTGTCGGTTGACTTTGTAATCAGTGTCAGCAAATCGGCAATTAACTCATGTTTTGCCCAGTCCCAAATCTGCCAGCCCGAACCGCAGGCTGTTGCATATGAAACTTCATTTGCGGTTGTCGTGTCGCCTTTCGGGAACTGTTTTGCAATACTTCTCAGCTTACTGCTCACAACAGAACCTTTGAACATAGGAAGATAAATTTTTGGCTGTATTATGCCGCTTGCGTTCGTGTGGGCATAGGCTTTGAAATTTTCGTCTGCTTTTTTATCCGAAAACGCAACATAATTATAATTTGAATCTTCCCAGCGTTTCACATAAACAAGAGGTATTTCCGACATGAAATTTCCATTGTATGCCACATTCAAAACGTCTGAACTTCCTCCGTTAAGTTTCTTTGTGAAATCTGAATGGTTTAATTCATAATCAACAGTTCCGTCAAATTTCAGGGCAACAGGGCGATTCTGATTTATGAACCATGCAGAACTCCATGAACCATAATCAAAGACATCATTCGTAAAGTCCATTCTTGCAGGTGTCATTCCGACAGCATCATACATATATTCAACCCTTGTATTCGGATTTGTGTCATTCTTGTTTATCCTGAAACCGTATACAGTTGCATTTGTGGTTTTAAGCAGTTCAACATCATGACTGAGAACTTCTACATCATCATTCAAAACAGAAACATCAACGCCCGTCTGGGAATTGTTTACATATAATTTTCCGTCCCAGTCTATTGCCAGTGCATTTGAACGGCTGTTATCGCCCGTTCCGTTGCCTATTATGTGTGCGTATTTTCCGTTTGAATCCACAACATTATACTTACCCTGAACGTGCTGCAATTCAGATGCGGCAGAAGTATAAAGCCCTTCTGCGTGAGAACGGTCTCCGCTTGCAGATGTACCGTTTCCCTCGGCATGAGCCTCTATACCGCTTGCCGTTGCATCATGACCTTCTGCATGAGAGTAATCACCACTTGCAGTTGACATATAGCCTTCTGCGTGAGAATTACCGCCTGTTGCTTTTGTAGCGTAGCCCTCCGCATGGGATTCATCTCCGCTTGCTGTTGTAGCGTAACCCTCAGAATGTGATGCGCCGCCGCTAGCCAATGTAACTAGACCCTCTGCATGAGAATAATCTCCGACAGCTGTGTTTAATGAATAGCTGTTGAATATTTCTGCATTATTTCCGACAGTGTATGTTACATTGTTTATTTTCTTTTCAGTACCCGAAGGTATCGTCTTGCCTGCATTGTATTCTTCGGAAGTAATGGCATTCTGAATTTTTGTCTTTTCGGCAGCAGTAACAAATTTATTTACATTCGGGTCAGTATCATCTACAAAATCCGATGAAAGCTTGTTTGATGAATTTATGGTATTCTGTTTACCTGAAAGAGCAGTGTAAATTCCTCCGCTTTTCACGGGATTATTGCTGTTTGCTGTCGGACTGCTGTCAAAAGTCAATGCGTCTTGTTTGCCGTTCCATGCGGATTTTTCGGAACTTGTGACGAATTTGTTTGTATGGTTTGTGTCATCTACAAAATCCGATGAAAGCTTGTTTGATGAATTTATGGTATTCTGTTTACCTGAAAGAGCCGTGTAAATTCCTCCGCTTTTCACGGGATTATTGCTGTTTGCTGTCGGACTGCTGTCAAAAGTCAATGCGTCTTGTTTGCCGTTCCATGCGGATTTTTCGGAACTTGTGACGAATTTGTTTGTATGGTTTGTGTCATCTACAAAATCCGATGAAAGCTTGTTTGATGAATTTATGGTATTCTGTTTACCTGAGAGAGCCGTGTAAATTCCTCCGCTTTTCACGGGATTATTGCTGTTTGCTGTCGGACTGTTATCGAAAGTCAAAGCGTCCTGTTTGCCGTTCCATGCGGATTTTTCGGAACTTGTGACGAATTTGTTTGTTTGGTTTGTGTCGTCTACCAAATCCGATGAAAGCTTGTTTGATGAATTTATGGTATTCTGTTTACCTGAGAGAGCCGTGTAAATTCCTCCGCTTTTCACGGGATTATTGCTGTTTGCTGTCGGACTGTTATCGAAAGTCAAAGCGTCCTGTTTGCCGTTCCATGCGGATTTTTCGGAACTTGTGACGAATTTGTTTGTTTGGTTTGTGTCGTCTACCAAATCCGATGAAAGCTTGTTTGATGAATTTATGGTATTCTGTTTACCTGAGAGAGCCGTGTATACTCCTCCGCTTTTTACGGGATTGTTGCTGTTTGCTGTCGGACTGCTGTCAAAAGTCAGAGCGTCCTGTTTACCGTTCCATGCGGATTTTTCGGAACTTGTAACAAATTTGTTTGCGTGGTTTGTATCGTCTACCAAATCAGATGAAAGCTTGTTATTCGCTGTAATTTCGGGCTGTAAACCGTCTACCAAATCGGCAACCGAAAATTCAACGGTATTTCCGTTTTTTAAAGTGAGAATGACTTTTTTTGTGCTGTCATCATACGAACCGCCGACAACAACCGTTTCAAGCGGCAAATCAATTGTCTGCGGAGTTCCGAGAGTATCGCCGTTTTTATTCTTCAAAGTCGCTGTCACCACATAAGTTGAGGAATCTATTTCAAGCAGCAGAGAAGTCGCATATGCCGAGAAATCAATATTTTTTCCGTGTGAACTTCTTGCCAGCATTACTTCATAAATATCAATCATCTGAACTGCCACCGTCCTGATTTACCCATTCGCCCGTACTTTTAAATCCATATAAATCGCCTGTTGAGATATCCCATGCAACAGAACCCATATACAGGATTTTCCCCGAAAAATCGTCAATTGCGGGGAGTTCTTCGGCTGAATCCACATCAATTTCCATACGCACAACGGACTTGTTGTTTTCATATTTAATAAATTCTTCATTTCTTATCGAAATCATTTTCTTCACTTCCTTAATTTTTCAAGAATTTTCTTAATCCATGCGGCGGTATCGGGATTTATTTCGGCGTAATTTTCAAAGATAGAAATTACTTCCATTATCGTTATATAGCCGAAAACGATAATCGCCGTAACAGCTCCCGTTATGTCGGCGAGAACCTGACTTTCGTAGTATCTGCCTAAATATCTGATACCGATTTCCAGACCGCAGGAAACTGTCATCACAATCAGTTCCGTGATTTTATTCAAGCCGCCTTTTCTCATTTTGGTGCTGTTCAAATCTCCCGAAATATAGGCTTTTATCAGTCCTGTCACAAAATCTGATGCCGCCAAGCCGAGGATTATTGTTATCATGATTATATACTGCATTACTCCTCCAATGCAAGATAACCGCCGTAAGCGTATTTTTTGCTGTTAATCTGCATAATACAGGTATTTTCAAACTGCGTGAACGGCGTTAAAAACACGTGTTCACAATACGTTCCGCAGGCAAAACAGACAGGAGAAAGTGAAGTAATCGGAGCTGAAAAAACTGTCAAATTATTGCCTATTCTTGACCAGTCTGAGTCACCGTCCAAATCAATGAACGAAAAATATCTGCCTGAACCTGATGAAGAGGATGCGAACATTGAAATCGCCGTCTTTTCGTTGTTTGTTTTGGAAACTATCAGAATATTATCAGTTGTTGAAGAATTTGCGCCCACAATCATAAGTCCCTTTGAAGTCACAATTCCTGCTTTGGTGTATTTCAGAGTGGACGAACCATAAAATGTCAGCTTTGCGCCGTTTTCAAGCAAACATTCGATATTTCCGCTGTTTTCGGCGATTTGGTCAAAATAATCCGTGGCATTTGCCTGTAACCATGCGAGAATTTCCGATTTCTGCGTCGTTCTGTCAGCCGTGAAAATTGTCTTGTTTATAGCCATTTTTTAACCCTCCTGAATGATATTTTCAATCAATTCCGCAACGCCTGAACGACCTCTTACACCGTCAGTGAGAAGTTCTGCCGAACCCGCATTTATGACACTTTGACCGACCGTATTTTTCAGGACAATCACAACAAATTTGTTGTTGCCCGATGCAGGCAGACGGAGTTCAATTGTCGCATTTTCGCCGTCATTTTCTATCCAGTAGTCGGTGATAGTCCCCCTTTCGCCTTCGGTCTGAATCATGCCGTTCCTGAAAAACAGCACAATGTCATTTTGCTTGTCGTAGTCGGGAATCTGCTGACCGAAGGCAAGCGAAGTCACATAGACATTCGTGCTGAAAACAGTCTGATATTTTTTCATGAATCCGTCAACAGACAGCTCTTGTGTGAGCTGTGAGAAAAATTCATCAAATGCCGCCTGCTGCTGTGTGATATAGCTGTCAAATTCGGCTATTTTCTCGGCAAAAATCGCTTCAAATTGTAAAAACAAAGTTGATGTGTCAACCTGATTTATAAGCCCCGTAATCCACGGACAGGCACCCGTTCCCCTGTTGTCCTGAATTGCCGACTGTGATAAAATGTTAATATTTTTATCGACATAAATCACAGCAACAACAATTTCATAAAGAATATCCGTCTTGATAATTTCGGGCATGAAAGCTCCTGCGCTCGGAGTTCCTGTTTTGACGTAAAGCCCCATTTCACGGTTTTCGCTGTCGTATCTCATCACAACAGCGTCACGTCTGGGGTTGCTCATATCCGCAGGGGAAAGGCTTATCGTCAGCGCAGAATCATTTTTAATCCAGTGATTTTTAATTATACCCCTGCCCGTTCCGACAGCTATATCAAGCCCGTTCCCCGTTGCCGTGACAGAAAAAGCGTCACCGACAGTCTGATAAATTCCGTCCGAAACAAGCCCCTCAAAATATTCGCTCATCTGGTCAGCCGTGTACAGCCTGTCAGAATTTACGCTGTCAAAAAATCCGTAAGTTACAGCCATTTTTTCACTCCTGTTCTTCCTCAAAAGTCGGAACGAGCGTATAACCGTTTTCGTCCCACGATTCAATAATTTCCGTAATTCTCGATTCGGACTGTATGCCGTAGCCGTTCGATACCGTCACTATGTCACCGAGCCTGTAATCCTCATTGTAGTGGAATGTCGTATCATGGGCAATTTCACTTTCAAAAGATTCAGTGACAGCGTGTTCACTCAGTTTTTCATAACCTCTCTCGACAAGCTTTTTTCTGTACTCGTCTGCGGAGAGTTCGCCGCCACTGGTCTTTGACGATATATCCTTTGCATCTACAAAAATTTCTTTCAGGTCAAGAAATGTCGCACTTGTCGGATTTATGCCCGACCATTTCCGATAACCGCCCTCGCCCTCGCCTGCGATATACGCACAGTTCGCAAAATTGGTGTAGTCGAACTCATATTCCGAGGAAATTAAATTATCAAATTCAGGCGAGAAAATCACATCTGTTTTCCTGCCCTTATAAAACGAAAGAATTATATTTCCGCCTGCAAGAGCCATTTTAAAGCCGAATTTAAAGCGTTTGCAGATTTCCGTGACAACGTTCATTAAATTGTCGCCTGTGTACTGAGTTGACATAGTTTCGGGGATTTCCAGACTGTCATCAATAACAAGACCGTCAAGCCGTCTGTACCCCTGATTTGCTTCAATAAGCGATTTTATAGCTTTAACAGGGCTGAGATTGTCAATATTTGTCTGCCATGCGATTACACGATATGACAGTATGCTTTCAAGACTGCGCCCCGAAATTATGAAGGTATCACCGTTTTCAATGTCCGTCTGAATCTTGCACTTTTCGATTTTCATGACAGTTTCATCATCATCACGGGCAAGCATATTTCCGTACTTAATCCAGTTGTATTTTTTATCAGCATTAAGACAGAGTTCAAAATTTCCGCAGGTATAGTATTTTTTCACCCACAAAAGCGAGGTAAAATCATCAATGACGGCAACTGTTTCAAAATTTTTGTCAAGCACATAGATTTCCATTTCAGACCCCCTCAAACTTCTGTACAGCCGAAATTTTAAGGCTGAGAAATTCCGCACCGCTTTCTGCGGTATAGCTTATCAGATTTTCACCTGATTCAAATTTTATCCACTTTGAGCCTGAAATGCGTGAAGAAAGTATATTTTCCTCATAGTAAAGATGTTTCAGAATCACGGATTTTTCCCCGAAACCGGTATTAATAACGATTCTGTCACCGCTTTGCATTTCGCATTCAAGTTCAAAAAATTCGCCTGTTGAATTGTTTATGATTTTTGGATTTGTGACCGTTCCCGATGCGGTGAATGTGATTATTCCGCCTGTCGGAACGTCCCCTGTATTGATGTATTCGGAGGTTTTTACAATGCGTTCAGAAAATGCGATTTCTCCTGTCGGTATCTCGAAAGGAAATTCAAAAAGCGATACCGATTCCGTAAAATCAAAAGTTCTTTCGTCCGCAGACTTCCAGTAAGGGTCAGGGCAGATTATTGAAATGACAGGCTTTTGCCGGTTCGTGAAGTGATTGTTTTCAAAACTCTCAACGATTCCCTCAATCCAGACATTTCTTGTTCTTGTCGAAAAATAGAGTTTTATGTATCGTTTGACCTGAAAGAATTTATAGAGATTCAGCCTGTTTTCTTCGATTGGATATTTTATATTCAGCGTGATGACGATATTCCGCTGACCTATGCGGGAACTGTTGAATTTTGTACCGTCATAACCTGTTACAGCTTTTGTGTTGACGTTTGCCGCAGACGGATTCAAGCCCGAAATTTCAAGCACATCATAACTTTTGCTGTCGGTGAGAACGAGCTGTTCGCCTTTCTGATTCTGCACGATAAGTTCAAACATAAAGTCACCCCAGTGTTTTCATAAGATTCTTGCTCTGACGGTAAATTTCAAGCCTTGACAATGCTTTCGGAGAATTATTAGTCTGATAGAAATTAGTCGTCACGGCATGACTGTCAACAGAAGAATTATATTGATTTGACGTGCCGATATTTCGGGAAATTCTGTCGGCAACTTCATCAATCCAACGGGTATTTTTTTCAAGCGGAACAACAGCCTCATCACCGTCACCCTCCAAAAATCCGACCTGACCTTTTTTCAGCACACCGCCCTCACGCAGTTCGGGAATCTTCGGAACGCTTATATCCGACAACCAGCCGAACGGCTGAATATCCATGATACTTAAATTTCTCAGCCTGTCAAGAACTCTGTTTATCGCATTGAACGGAATTGAAACTACTTTATTTATTCCCCTGATTATAGCATTTACAACGGTCTTAAACGCTGAGGTTATGCCCTCTTTTATGCCGTCAAAAATCTGACCGCCCACGGAGAAAACATTTTTGACCGCTGTCCATGCCTCAGTAAATTTTGTGCCGAACCATTCAACAATGACTGAAAAAACAGTTTTTATGCCTTCCCATGCGAGAGTTGCACCCGTGACAAGGTTATCCCACATGGAGGAAAAAAACGTTGAAACGGGAATTATTATTGTTTCATTGAACCAGTCAGAAACAATTTCAAGTATTGACTTTATACTTTCCCATGTTTCGGAAATGCCTGTTTCCAGACTTTCCCAAGCACTAACAAAGAAACCAGCTACTGTTTGCCAACCTGAAACAATAAAATCCGTAAAGCTATTCCAAACAGATTTGAAAAATTCGCCAACCAAATTCCAAACAGCTTTTAAACTTTCCCAAGAACCTATGAAAAAATCGGATATTGTCTGCCAAACTGAAACGATAGAATCGGTGAATCCGTCCCAGATAGTCTTGAAAAATTCTCCGACAGCAGACCAACCACTTTTTAGGCTTTCCCATGAGCTTATGAAGAAACTGGAAACAGCGTTCCATGCAGTCTGAATCGCTCCCGTAAAGCCGTTCCAGACGGATTTGAAAAACTCTCCGACAGCAGACCAACCACTTTTCAGGCTTTCCCATGAGCTTATGAAGAAACTGGAAACAGCGTTCCATGCAGTTTGAATCGCTCCCGTGAATCCGTACCAGATATTCTTGAAAAACTCACCAACAGCAGACCAACCGTTTTTCAGGTTTTCCCATGAGCTTATGAAGAAACTGGAAACAGCGTTCCATGCAGTCTGAATCGCTCCCGTGAATCCGTCCCAGACGGATTTGAAAAATTCTCCGACAGCAGACCAAACGCTTTTCAAAGTCTCCCATGAAGTGACAAAGAAGTTTGAAACAGCGTTCCATGCCGTCTTAATCGCTTCCGTAAAGCCATTCCAGATAGTTTTGAAGAACTCACTGACAGCAGACCAACCACTTTTTAGGCTTTCCCATGAGTTTATGAAAAAGTCAGAAACAGCGTTCCATGCCGTTTGAATTGCACCTGTAAAGCCGTCCCACAAAGATATGAAATATGCAATTACTGAAATAAAAATCAATTTCAGATTATTCCATGAATCTTTGAAAAATCCTACTATAATATCCATTCCGTCCTGAAATATCTGCTGAAAATCGTCCCAGAGATTCACAAAGAAGTCGCCTATCATCTGCCAACCTGATTTGAGGTTTTCCCACCAATCAGCAAAAAAACCTACTATGATATCCATTCCGTCCTGAAATATCTGTTGAAAATCGTCCCAGAGATTTGTAAAAAAGTTTTTAATTGCCGTCCAGCCTGTTTCCCATGCTTCAAAAAATCCGTAAAGCGTTTCCTGAATACTGTCCCATAAACCTATCCAGAAATTGCGGAAAGCTTCAGATTTGTTCCAGAGTATCGCAAAGGCAGCGACAAGCCCTGCGATTGCCGCAACTACAAGCCCCACGGGATTTGCCGCCATTAATGCGTTTAAAATCGCCTGTTTTATACCGGCAGCCTGAATCACCGTTGCAAGGGTCTTAAATGCCGTAATTACCGACTGCATGAAAGTAACCGCCTTAAATGCCGCAATTGCCGTCAAAATTCCGCCTATTGCCGCTTCAATCAAGGGAAGATGTTCAATGCACCAACTTGCAAAATCCTTTACTCTCGGAATTACCTCTGTTGCGAGAAAATCTACAACAGCCGATATATAGCCTTTTATCGTTTCTATGAACTTATTTATTTCTTCTTTGTGGTCAGATATGAATTGCGAAACACCTCTTATAAAATCTTGAATTTTCGGGATTATCTCTGTTTTGAGAAAGTCCACAGCGTTTGATATATAGCTTTTTATCGTTTCCTTGAACTGATTTATCTCTGCTTCGTGGTCAGATACAAACTGTGAAACATTACTTATAAAATCCTTTATTTTCGGGATTGCTTCCGTTGTGAGAAAGCTTATTCCGTTCGATATAAAGCCTTTTACAACTTCGACAGCATTTTGAATTTCAGGTTCATATTCCGACAAAAGATTTGAAAATTCCTCACCGACATCTGCTTTCAAGCCCTGTGCCGCAAGAGCAATTCTGTCAAATGCGTCCTGCGTTGCGTTGTAGGTATTTTCGACAGTTCCCTTTGAATCGCTTACAATGTCAAGAAACTCCGAAAATTCAAATCTTCCGTTCTGGATAGCGTCTGCTAAGTCAGGACCTGCTTTCGCTCCGAAAATTTCGATAGCCTTTGTGGTTGCGGCGGCTATATCGGGAGCTTTGGCAATTTCGTCAAGCGTTTTCTTAAATTCTTCTTTTGAATCTTTTCCTGCCGCACTCCAATTTGAAATAGCTTTTTTCATGCCTGAAAAGGCGATTTCCGTGTTTACGCCTGCCTTTTCCCATGCTGAAAAAATTGATATTGATTCTTTGGTATCGAATCCGAGCGCACGCATAGGCGCACCGTATTTCGTGAGATTTTCGGTCAGTTTATCGACAGATATTCCGCTTGCCTGCGCCGCAATTGCAAGCTCATCGAGAACTTTTCCGTATTCATCGGATTCAATTCCTGCGTCACCCATAGCCCTTGAAACAAGCTGTACTGCGGAAACTGCGTCAGTTCCCGTAATGCTTGCGAATTTCATGAAATCTTCCGTAGTTTTTTCAAGCTGTTCGCCTGTATATCCGAAACGTGTATTTACTTCTCCGAGAGTGCTACCTATTTCAGACATATCACCTTTCACGGATTTTGCGACATTTTTATAAGATTCTTTCAGACCTTCCGCAGCTTCACCCGTTGCGCCCGTTGCGGTTATGATGTTGTTCATACCTGAATGAAATTCGTCATAGGACTCTTTTGCGTACTTTGCAAGGTCTTTAAAGCCCTGAATTGCCGCCTGAATCCCTGCCGAAACGAGGTCAGCGAGTACACCTTTCATCACGGTAAAGCCTTCGCTTGCATTTTTTACGGCTGAGTCCGTGTTTTTAAATGTGTTTTCAAGCTCATCTGCGGCAGATTCAGTTTTTTTAGTTTCCGACTGCATATCGGAAAGCTGTTCGTTGTAGGAATTTATCTCCTGCTGAGTAGCATTTATAGCCGCCTGCTGATTGTTGATTTTGATTTTGAGATTTTCTGCGGCAGCGGAATTTTCGCCGTATTCTTTAACCGTAAGTTCATACTGTTCATTAAGGCTTTTGAGCTGTTTTTTCTGTGCGTCAAGCACCTTGTCAAGCTGTGATAGTTTAGCAGTCACGCCGTCAGCGGACTTGTTCCAATTCTCCATGCCCGAACTTGCGGCTTTAAACTCCGAGTTTGCAAGTTTTATTTGACGGCTTGCCTCCTGAAATGCGGACTTTAACTCCGAAATATCGGCATTAAACCGTGTAGTTGTATCATTGCTTTTAGCCACTTAATCACCTCTTTAAAACCAATCATCGCCTGCGGGTCTGCGGATAACTTTCGGCTTATCTTTTTCCTGTTCCTGCTGTTCGGCTTCCTGTTCTTCACGAATTTTCAGCCGTGCCAGATTTGCGTAAAGCTTTATAATTTTTGTATATTTTTCGGATTCAATTTCAAAAGGCGACAATGCATGAAATTCACGGCAGAGAATATAATTTATTTCAAAAAGATTTTCATAAAAGGGCGCAGGTTTCCCCACGCCCTTATTCAGTTTTTTGGATTTTTCGGAATGACAAAAGTCTCGGAAACTGCGAACTTTGCGATATCAATAATTATCGGCATAAGCTCTTTGACCTTTACAAACTTCCATTCGTTTTCGGTAACATCGGGGAAAACTGCCGTCAGTACGTTCGTAATTTCGGAATACGCACCTGAAACAGTTTTGAGAAGTTCGAGCTGGTCGTCCATGTCCTCAATTTTAAGGAGTTCCATAAGGCTCATGACCGTGCCGAACATCAAGTCAAAAGTATCAGCCTTTGCGGTTCTGATGATGTTTCTGCCTGTTTTGTCGTAAATATTAAGTGTAAGTTCCATTTTATCACACCTTTATGTATCTTGCATAAGTCATACTGCCCCTTATGCCGTTAAGTTCGGATACTGCATAGACATTTGTCGTTTCAGTGAGAGTGATTGGTTCGGTGTACTCTCTCCATACGCCTGTCGGACTGGTGAGCTGATAATAAATCGTTGCATTTGGAGTATTGCAGGAAAGCATTACAGCCTGAGAATCCTCAAATTCCGTGCCTGTTTCGGGAGAAAATTCAACGGGCAGAGGTGCGGAAGATGAAAGGTTATCGGGAGTTTTGACGGTATCAAAGAAATGCTCCGTATCAAAAACAGCGGTTCTTTCGTCAACAATGACAGACTTTGCGGATTTTTTCGTCTTGTTGAAACGATAATTCGTCATAACGCCTGTCCATGTAAGCTGCATATTGTTTGTATTTGTGTTGTTTTCCTCAGTGTGAGATGTTTCATCAGGGATTGCAAAAACGCCCTTTAATCGCCATACATAGCGGTATTTTCCGTCAGTACCCTTTGTGCGGTATCCGATAGCGATATACTGTTCAGTCTGTTCACCTTCGACCAGTGCGCCCAAATCGGATAAGTAGTCCTGACCTGTAATTTCGGCAAGCGTAAACAAATCAAGGACAGCAACTGTAAGCGTGAGCTTGTCTGCATTGGTAGAATTTATAACGATTTTCGGAGCATTATCATAATAGTGAGATTCGCTGGAACTTTCGGTAGTCTTACCGACTTCAGCGACAGCCGCAAGGGATTTAACCTCACCGAAAACGAGTTCATCTTTGGTGTCCTTTATGACTTTTGCATAAACGAGATTGTCAACACCACGGTATTCAAAAACAACTTCATTCATTTTTTATTCCTCCTGAGAATAGTATTTTAAGTACAGCACATCAAGCCCTCTGCCGTCATGGGTAGGCTCATCGGAAACGACTGAATGACCGTCCCCCGAAACGATAAATCCGTTTTCTTTGAGCAGTCTTTTGACCTCTCTCAATTTTGTGTAGATAAGTTCGGGATTGGTGCTGTAAAAATTCACATCATAGCTGTAAACTGTTGATTTTTCGTCATTATCGTAGTAGTTTTCACCCTCCGAGAAATTATTCCAAAAGGTGAAAAAGCTGTCGGGATAAGGCTCATCGGGGAGCAGTGACCCTTGCAAAATTACGGGATAGCCGAAAGTTTCAAGCAGTTCGATTAATTTATCTTCCATGTAATCTCCTATCCCATTATTTTGTTTATTTCCTCACGGAAAATTTTTTCCTGAGCTTCTGCAATTTGTTTTTTGGTTTTTGCACCGTAAACGGCATTGTAAATCTTTGGTGATTTTGCCGTTTGTGATTTTTTTCTTCGTGGAGTGCCATACATGAGAAAAACCGATGTCAGACCGCTGATTTTGAAGTCAAAACCGACTTTTATTGAGGCTTTTGTGCCGTTCCAGTCAACCGTTTCACTTCTGTCAATAGAATCTCTGGTTTTGCCTGTTGAATATTGCCCCGGTTCTTCTTCTGACGGAAAATTCGGCTTTATAACAACTTCATCAAGATTTTTCTCAACTATTTTTTTGCTTGTGATAAGGGCTTTTTCGGTGACTTTTTTGAGGTCTCCGCCTGCCTTGTCGAGCTTTTCGGCAAGTTCCTCAAAGCCCTTGAAACTCAGAGATATTCTGTTTTTTGCCATTAAGCACCTCCATGAACCGCCCTTATTTTTATTCTCATAAACTGGTTTCGCACGTTGATATTTTCGGGAGTTCCGAGAATTTCATAGTCCACTCCGTTCAGGTCACGCAGACGGCAGTCAGACTTGATATCGGGTCTGTACCATGTTTCAATAACAGCGGTATTTTCCACGGAAAGCAAGCCGTTTATGACTTTTTCCGTACCTCCGAAAGTCCTGAAACTGCAATAGATTAAAATGCCGTTTTCGGGATAAATTTTCTTTGTGCTGCCTTTTGTTGTCACTATTTCGGGAATGAAAAGAAACATCGGAACATTGAAAGGCACATAAGGCTTGTAGTCGTAATTGACTCGTTGTGATTTATCTGCCATGTCATTCAACCTCTTTATATCTCGCTCTGAGGGCGATTAAATCGCCCCTGAAATTGACTTTGAAGTCCTCCAACGAGTTACAGTATATATAACGGCAGAGGTCAAAAAGGAGCTGTTTTGCGGTCAAATCCGTTGCAAAGTCAATCGTTGCGCCTGCGTAGGAGTTTATAAAACTCTCCGCACGGGACAGAATACCACCGATTTTTGAGTCAATTACGGGGTCTGTCCACGTGATAGCGAGATAATTTTTCAGTTCGTCAAGCATACTTTATCAGCCTGATGTTGTTGTCACCGAACCGCTGACATTTGAATTATACGAGATAGCAAGCGGAGCGAGATTTGAAATGTCAAGATAAAGGAAGGAATTAATATCTTTTGGTCTGCCGTTGCCGTAAAGTCTTATTGTGTAAGTCCTCAAATCCTCAAGGAATTTGTATTCGTCCGAATATTCGAGTTTTCCGCCTCTTGATGTACCAAGACCCATAAAGTAATTTTTAGCGATACCAAGGACTGCATGACCTGACGGAACTGCAACAGACTGCACAATATCAGTCGGGAAAGGCAGGATATTTGAAACATACTGACCGCCTGTCGTGAGGAGAGTTGTTGCAGGGACGATTTTTGTAAAATAATCTGTGGGATTGCAAATCAGAATAACACGACTTACGGGACGGGGATTATTATTTTTATCTTTTGCGAGATTTGCGAGAAGTGCGCCATAGCTTGCAGGGGTTAAAGAAGTGACAGAAGTTGCAGTTTTACGGGCATAGCCTGTTGTCGGGTTGAAACTTCCTGCGAAATTTCGGGTCATGCCGACAGGTTTTTTCACGCCGTCACCGTCAACAAGACCGTTTTCAAGACCGATGCTGAGAGCATCCGAAAGAGTTGTACGGCAGTAAGCGTCAACCCACTGCGGACCGAGTTCAAGCATATCTTTCGTAACGTACATATAGCTTGTAAGTTTGCAGAAAGTCAGGTCAATGACCTCAACCGCACCTGTGAGCTTGTTTGTGATTTCTGTGTTGAGTTCGTCCCATGTAGCCGCCTGTGATGCCTGATTATTGAGTACCCACTTGATAGCAGCACTTGTATTTGTAAAGTCGATAAAATCAAGTAAGGGGTGGTCTTTACGCATATCGTCCATTGTTGCGTCAATGACGGTTTCGGGGAGTGCGGACGTGATATTCGTGATAACCCCCTCATTACGGGCATTAGCGATAAGTTCGTTATAGAACTTTGTCTCTTTGCTTGTAAGCTGTCGTCTGCCACGACCTGCGAGGATAGCACGGTCAACGTTTTCAATAGTACCTTTGACCTGCTCCATAATTGAATCGCTTATGAAGTTCTGATAGTCGCTTGTAGCCTTTTCGACTGCCTTTTCATCGCCGTTCTGGAAAGCTTCTGCCATAGCGTTTATAAGCAGAAGTTTCTTTGCTTTGAGTTCATCAAGATTTGTAATTGTAGGCATTTTAATTCCTCCTGTTTAAAGTCGTCAAATTTTAAATAACTTTTTGAATATCTCGGATTTATCATGTTTTTGTTTTTCGGGCTTTTCAGCCATAGCGTATATTTTTTCAATGCTGTTTCTGTAAGCAAGCATTTCAGCATGATTTTCAACAGAATTATTGACTTTTGAACTTACCTCATCACAAAAGCCGTATTTCATACAGTCCTCAGCAGAAAGATAAGTTTCATTGTCGAGCATTTCGGTGAGCTTTTCAGGCGTAATTTTTCCGTCAGATTTGACGAGATAAGCGGCTTTATTAGCCTTGTTGATAACGTCCAAATCATCAGCGATTTTGCGGAGTTGTGCGGAATTGCCTGCGGCAACAGCCCACGCATTATGAATCATCATCACGGCATTTTCGGACATTATGACTTTATCCCCTGCCATAGCGATAACGCTTGCAATCGAACAGGCAAAGCCGTCAATGTAGACCGTAACTTTTGCGGAATGACGTTTTAACTGCGAATAAATCGCCGAACCCTCAAACACGCTGCCGCCCGTGGAATTTATGTAAAGATTTATGGATTTTGCATTTTTATGCTTTTCAAGTTCTTCACGGAAATGCTGTGCGGAAGTCTGCGATTTTTCAAGCCAATTGTCTCCCTCAACCGTTGAATATATGTACAATTCAAGAGTTTCGGCATTATCGGAATCCGCACGGACTTCAAAAATATTAATGCTTTTCAGAGTTATCTATCCTTTCATAATTTTTTGTGATATAGTGTTCCTGCGACCATTTTTCATTGATAACGGGCATACCTGCCTTGTCACGGACTTCATCAATATTCGCAAATCCGCAGGAAATCAGCTTGTCCACGTTTGCCGAAATATCGAAAATATCAATGTGTTTGATACAAGAAGTATCAGCAACAATGCGAGAGCCTTTGCAAATTTGGTCTGCTGTGAACTGTTTGCTTGTCAGTTCCTCGGAAATCATATCCGCCAAAGGGTCAATGCAGTTCGTGAGCATGATATCATAGGCATCTTTCAGCCCTGCAACGTCACCCTTGATGAGCGCAGGCGGAATCTTGAAAGCCTGAGCGGAACGTGCAAGAGCTTCGTCCATGAGGACTTTTATATCTGAGATTTCGTTGCTGTACTTCTTAGCGGCATCTGATGTTGACGGAGTGTATTTATAGCCGTCATACAGCGGTAAAACGGCATTTGTACTTGAAAAATAGGACTTGAAATAATTGTTCATAAGGTTGCTGAATTTTTCCTCAAAATCGTTATTGCCCTGAGCGAGTGCCGAAATTTCAAGGATACCCTTTTCACCGCCTGATTTTTTATACTTGCCGTTTGCGGATTCAATGAGCTGAGAGTACATATTGAAAATATTGTCGATAATCGCAGATGTTTCAAAATTCGAGTATTTCAAGTAGTAGACCTGCGAAATTCCGAAAACATCACGGAAAACATAATCGCCCCTTGAAACGTCGGTGAAAATGGTTTCGGTCACGGCTTTTTCGTCTTTCTGGAAGTCATCAGCGATAATTTTCTGACCGTTTATCGGGATAATCAGAACTTCTTTCTGATAGAGGAGTTTACAGAAAGCCTCCTGCCAAAACTGCGTTGAATTTTGGTTTAAATTCGGGCGGAAGTTGAGGTTATGCCATTCAAGACCCCTGATTTCTTTGTTATCCTGAAAAGTTTTGAACTCACATTTTGCGAGAAGTCCTGCAATTAATTCAATTGTTGTGATGAGTGCAAAGGCTTCGAGGGCGATTGAAGTTTCAGTATTTCGGTAAGTTTCAATATTTATCGTACCTGATTTTTTTGCAAAAATATTTCTGAACCAATCAACAATTTTAATAAATAAACACCCCCAAGTCTGAAATATTATTTATCGGTGTGCTATACGCATCAAGAATATCGGATACACATTCAGCAGCGACAAAAGCCTTGAAAGTATCTGTTTTTCGGGCTTTCGGCTCAATCTTTTCATAAGTCATATTGCCGTGTGCGGAAGTGGAAATTTTCGTATTCTGACAGCACCAGCGCATCATCGGAGAATCGCCCCATATGAATTTGTGATTTGCAAAACCGCTTGTAATTGTCGGAATCCTGAGCATTTCGTCAGACGGGCGGATTAATTTCACATTTTCAAAACCCTTGTCAGCCGAGAAATTTATGCTCAATAGGGCTTTTCTCAAAAGTTGGTATCTGTAAGAGTCTATGCCGATTTTGAGAATCTGCGAATTTCGTTTTCGGGCTTCATTTTCAAGCCATATGCAAGGCAATTCGGGAGGAATTTCGGCAGCGTCCACAAAAGTGCAGATACCGAGCGATTCCCATTCACGCAAAGGCGGTTTAATCCGCTTTAAATCGGGAGATTTCGCACAAATCCAAGTGTGAGAAATCCAATAATCGAAACCGTTTGCACGGAAAAGCAAGCCTGCTCCGAGGAAGTCGGTAGTTTTCATATAGTCGATACCGCCCACGCAGTAAGCCCCGTTTATAGCAGCTTCGTCAATCGGCTGATTTGTGAGCTTTATGTTGTCCCACGTTGTCACAGCACCTTCGGGCTGTTTCGGAGGGCGATTCATTCTTTTTACCATAAAAGACTGATTTGCAGTCGGATTTTGCAGGTAGTCAGAATATTCAAGTTCCATTTCCTGCTGTAAATCGGGCAGAAACGGCAATGACGGATTAGGCTTTGTCCAGTTTGATTTGTCGTGAACTTCTTCCTCATCGTCAAGCCGACAGACAAAAGGCAGAGTGCCGTTGTCGGGAACTTCTCCCGAAAGAATCGCAAGTGATTTTTCAAGCATATCGTCAAGAGGTCCTCCTCTGATGTCGCCGTCAGTTGTTACAATTGTACGGCGGGGGTGCTTAACTTTACCCGTTCCTGTTGTTGCGACTGTGATTAATTTATAGTTTTCGTATGCATGATACTCGTCAAAATCGACTTTTCCGGGACGACCGCCGTCTTTGGTCTTTGCGTTGGAAGTCCTGAAACGGAACTCCGATTTTGTGTCTAAGTTTATAATTTTTTCTTTCGTCCAGTAGAAATGGGCTTTCATTTTCGGCTTATGAGCTTCAAGTACCTCATAAACATCTTCCCAAGAGGTTTTCGCCTGTTCTTCGGCAGTCGCAAAGATATCAATATCATAATTTTGCACGCCGTTTGTAGGGGTCAGGAGGCAGAAATCCTCAAAAGAGAGATAGCCGTTTTTGCCTGCTCCACGACCGACATATATAAATAAAATCGGAAATCGTAAAGTTCCGCACTCACGGTATACGCAGTTATGGAGTGCAAAGCAGAACTTCTCCCACTCAAAAAGTTCAAACGAAAAATATTTCTGATACGAAAGATATTTTGCAAGCTGATTTTGATTTACAACAAGCTTTTCAGTGCGGAAAATCTTCTCGATAAAGTCGCAGAGCATAAGTTGTTCTTTGCAGCACTTGTATTTCCCCGAACGGACTAAATTTATATAATCCGCTATTTCACGGCAATTTACTTTTATTTTTCATTAAAACCACCTTTTTTAAAGTTCTTCATCGTCCTCCAAAATAACATTGCTTATTGACAAATCAAGCTGTTTGAGAATCGCAAGCATTGACTTATTTGTGTCACGGAGTTCTTTTATTGAGGGATTAATTTTGCGGACTTCACAGCCTGCGGAATTTTTCTCCCTGATAATTTCGCCCTGTTCTACAATATCAGCTTTGAGGTTTTCGGAGATTTCAAAAAGAGCGATATAGTCGTCAATCAGGCAGACAAAAAGGTCAATGTCCGCACCGTGTCTTTGGAGCTGACTGACGAAAGATTCCCTCAGAGCCTCAGCCTTTTCGATAATTTTTTTAACGTTCATGAAATCACCCCCTAAAAACCTCACGTGCGAGGAAATCTGTTCTGTCGAG